TCTCTCTATTGAGGTTGCCGAGGCTATTCTTGACGAATTGCTGAGGTCCACGGTCTCTGTGCCGGGGTCTATGAAAGCATACGCCATGAATATCTTGCGTCCCACGTTGTTCAACTTGGAGCACGGTATAGATGATTTTATTCCTACGAGAGGTCAGATGATGGGTTCTTTTTTGTCTTTCCCTTTGCTTTGCTTGCAGAACAGGATCGCTTTCCTGTATGCTGGTGAATCTGTTGGGGTTGACAATTCAGAGTTTCCATGTCTGATTAACGGAGACGATATCCTATTTCGTTCCGGCCCGCACTTCAGTGCGCGCTGGATGGACGTTGTAGGTGATCTGTCTCTGGAGGTTGAAAAGACAAAGACTTCCGTTTCACCGTTGTACGGTTCGCTTAATTCCACACTTTGTGAGCGCCGAGGCGCTTTCTATCGTGTGGTTGCGACTGTCCGCATGGGGATGTTGCGGGAGTCCGAATCTCTGGACACTCTCTCGAAGGGTTTTGATGATTTTATAGCCGGGCTCAAGGGGTCACTCCGTTTTCGAGCGGCGATGGCCTGGTTTAGCTGGAACATAGGAAAAATTAGACCCTTAGGTCTGACTACGCACGATTTGGGTTTTCGAGGCCCATTGGCGTACAGAGCGACAAAGAAATTCGGCCTCCGACTCGGGCCGAGTCTCCGGAAAATTCCGAGTTTAAAGATTGATAATGGGTTAACGCTCACCTGTGAGTACGTTGACCCTTGTCTCTTGGACGATGACGAAAAGAAAGAAAATCTGGCCGAATTGGCCGCGTGGAAATGGAGGACGGGCTTTGAGTGTTTCTCGAGTTCACGCGCTGCAATGCGCTTTCACTTAGCTGTCTCGGCCACTAGGATTGATGCGCCTGATTTCAAGCCGTACTTGTACGGCGGCGAATCAGGCGTTCTTTCCCGAAGTGTGGGCGGCGCCAAAGTGTTTATGCAACGTGTGAGGCGAATTGACCGTGGGTTTCCGCTACTCATTCCAATGAGAGGGAAGTTGCCTACGTACGAGGAGTTTCTCGCGGGAGAGGTAGACGTCGGCTCCGTTGAGCCACTGTCAACGATGGACAAGAAGGAAAAACTATCGAAAGCATAACTGGGTCTCTGCTCCGCAAGAGATCGTCAATTGCCCGTGGAGGGCTATCTGCGAATGCGGATAATGGCGGCCACCGTAACAGGTTGGGGCATCCCCACTAGCTTGAGAAGAATACTTTTTGGTGAGGCGGCTTAAAATCCGCGGCTTCATAAGACAAAGGAAGTATCGTTAAAGAGGGACGTAGGCTCATCGTGCTGAACCCTTGACAGTGAGACGG